ATTTGTTTAGCTAACTTAAGATTTTTTATTTGACGTATGTCTATAGCGTCTTCTAAAAATATTTGACCAGACTGTAAAGCCACCTGTATGTTTTGCTCTAACATTGCCTTTTCTTCTTCGTCAGGTTCTAATTCTAAGTATATACCAAATTCAAATAAGTTTAGGTCTTTCATTTCTTGTAAGCTACCTACATTGTAGTTGCTAATAGAATCTTTTAAACTTTGAGCAAGCATATCATACTCTAAAACGTCTGCTATTTTTAGTGATATATTTTCTGCTATTTTAACAGTTAAGTAAGAGCTAGCTTGTAGTATATGTCTAGTGGCTACATTAGAGTTAGCAGCTGCTAGTTTTTGTATACCTACTAAAGCGTCTTTATCAGGCATACTACCATCTCTAGCTTCGTTAAGCCCTGTTACATCACGTATCATTTGTAAGTAGTAGTTATAAGTACCTATAAGTGACTGTATTTTTCCATTAGCGCTAGAAGTTTGTAATTCTTGAATAGGTATTTTACCTCTATTAGGATCTCCGTCTTGCGTAAGTGATCTACCTACTATAGAACCTGTTTGAAAATACATGTTTAATGCTTCTTGAGGATTATAGTTTGTACCATTACCTAAATCAACTTCAGCCAATCCATCAACGTCTACAAACACGCCATCTGGAACCATACGAGCTAGCACTTGCTGTAACTTTAAATGAGTTAATTGAATCATATCAGCAAAACTTATACATTTACTAACTAAAGATTCAACTCTTCCTCTGTACATCCTAGGAGCTGATATTTGATAATTCATATTTACTTTAGTCATGTTAGAAGTAGGTCTTGTCATATTTTCTGCAAGTTTCCATTCTAACATATTCTCAATACCTAATATCTTAGCACCAGTATATAAAACCTCTATTGATCTACCTATTCTTTCAAAATTGTCGTTTGGCGGTGGAGCAAAAGTATCTGGTTTTTCTAAAGCTTTTTCTAAACCTTGATCTGTATATTTAATTTTAAATATTTGATTATTGTAAGTCTTGTATTCAAAAAATAACACTTGCACTATTTCAGGTCCTTCTCCCCAGTTTCTTAAATAGTTTTGAGTACCTGGAAATTTTTGTATCTTTTCCATTTCTTCTTCTGTAAGATTAGGAAATTGTTTTTTAACTTCACCCATAGTTAAAGACTTAACTTCTCCTACATAGTATATATCTTCAAAATTAGGATCTTCTGTATATGAATAAACTAAAGAAGCAGGATCAACGTATTCTACTTTTATTCCATTAGCAGGGTTAAAATTAGTTTTAACACAAGATATACCTAACACTACCAAGTCTTGAAGTATTCTTTTTCTAGTTTGCGTGTATTTGTTTTGTGCTAATATATTTGATATAGCTTCTTCTTCTGCTATTTCTATAGACTGCTTGTAGCTAAGTTGCATATGCAAATCTAATTCTTCTTTGTTTTCAGGTAAGTTTTCTGGATCAGCACTAGTATAAAGATTTAAATCTAATTCTGATTGAGCTTTTTTTAAAAAAGATCTAGCTTGTATATCTCTTAATATAGCTTCAGCATATGTAGTTCTTTTCTTTTGTGACTCAGGATCTTGAGCATAAGCTTTTACGTCATAGTCTCTTTGAGACATACCATTAACTACAATATCTACAAACTTAGATATAATAGGTATTGGCTTCCAGTCTAAATTTAAATAAGACATGTCTCCATTTATAGATAATTCATCTTTATATTTTTGTACTGACTGCTCTCCTCTTGAGTATAACCTTCTAGTGTGATACTGTTGATAATTAGTCATAAACCTATCTCCGCCTCTATTATTACGAAACCACTCGTTCTCTATAGCTCTTCCAACTTGAAGTCCATATTCCCATGTGCTTTTCTCTTCATCAGGTACTACTTGATTTGGAAACGTGCTGTTGTAATTAGTTGTAATCATCTATTTTATTATTTTTGAAAGTACTCCTTTGTTGTCATATGTTGTAAATCCTAAAGAAATTTTTTCTCTAATTAATTCATTTATTGGTCTATACTTATTTTTATTACATGCCATAATAGCTAAACCTGAACTGATTGACGCATCGTGTTTTGTTCTGTTGTTTATATCAAAAGAAGCCCAGTCTTCTAGAGTTCTTTGAAAATATATATCACCATGACCATCACCTAAAAAACCAACATAACTTTCTATGTAAGTTTCTATTGCCGCGGCATGAGCTTGTTTAATGTCTTCACTTGAATTAGGTATTCCACCTATTTCTCTCTCTGTTACTGATAATTTATTATAAAGCTTATCCGGTCTATTAATAGAAAATTTTCTATAACCTCTTCTTTTAAAATGATATAAAAGTCTAGGCTTATTATTTTCACATAATATAGGCATACCGTAAAACACACAAGCCATAAGCACGTCTTCAAAAAATATTTCAGCAGTTTGTGGTCTTGCTATATATTCTAAGAAAAAAGAATTATAAGGAGCATCTTCCATACTAAACTTAGTTAAACCATGTAAAGATCCATTAGAACCTTTACCATCTACAGTACCTGATATATCATAACTATCACAACCAAAAGCTCCTATATGTTCATTACCTGGAGATTTCATACCGTTTTTATTTATAACTATATTTTGTAGTCCTACGGGTGGAACCCAAGATATTTTAAATCTTCCGTTTCTATCTGGTATAAATATAACTTTAGTGTCTTTTATTCCTCCTTCCCATTGGAAGTTACCAGTAGTAACTAGGTTTGAATTTTTTAAGTCTTCGTTATAGTCTATTTGTTCGTATATTTTAGTTAAATTAAATAAAGATTGTTTAGACTCATCTCTAAATGCGTGTTTAGTTGTGCGTGGAAATTGTCTATAAAATTCATTTAATCCATCTTGATCATCTTTAAGACCTTCTACTTCATTGTCCCAGTATTGTATTACACCTAGTTTAATTTTTCCACCATGTGGCCCGAAAACTGGTTTAAGCGGTGTGTCGAAGACAGGTAAGCCATAAGCATCAATGTATCCTTCGTAGTTCCATTCCATAGGTATGAACAAAGAATAGAGTCCCGAACGAGTCTGTCCGTTGGCGTTTCTTTTTGTAACATCTGAGTCATCGTATAGTTTTTTAAAATTTCTACCTCCTTTATCTAAAGCATTTGATGTTGATCCCATCATGCACTTACCTATAATTCTTGACCCTAACCTAAGAGTAGTTTTTGTAACTCTCCAGTTGTTTAATATATTATTAGGTCTTTCCCATTTTCCTGATTCATCATGAACTAAAAGTTTTAATTTTTCTCCATCATAAGCATTGTCTCCAGTGTTTTTCCAATCTATAGTCGTGTCTAGTCCAGTAAGATCTTCTGGTTTATCTGTAGAAACTATAGATCTTCTTGTAAACTTAGAGGCTGGTACTCTATATGCTAACTCTGTTTTAGGACGATCCATACCATCTTGTATAGGTTTAAAAAAGAAAGGATAGTTAACTGATATAGGTACAACCTTGTCAGTAAACATCTTCTTAGCATCCGCACCAGATTTAGATAATATACCAAATCTAGCGTCTGTTGATATTGTTGCCATGTTAACACATTCACCAGAAGCCATAAAAGAAAAACCTGAACGTCTGTTTTTAAGATAAGACATACCGTAACATCTGTCATCTGCTCTGCATGCTTCCCAAAATATAAAAAATAATCTATTTGATTCTCTAAAATCCGGTTGGCCTACGTCAATCTTTGACCATTGTAAATACATGTAATGAGTACCAGTAAGATAAGTAGGGGTATTTTTATTAATATACCAAAAGCCTTCTTCGCGTCTTTTAAACTCTTCATCAATATAGTCGTAGTATTTTTCTTTGAATTCTTCTGGATATTCTCTCCAGTCAAACACGGTTTTTATTCTATTTAATTCTTTAGCGTAATCAAATCTAGTCCATCTATTTTCTTTAAACTTATGAACATTTTCTTGTTTAGGTAAAGCTATCTTAAGATTTTGTATTTCATAAATCTCTCCAATTTGTCCAGTCTTAGATATAACAACCATATCATGATCATCATTATATCCATACTCCCATTTTTTATACCTATTCATTCTATTGAGAATTTTAGGTTTAACGTGATCGGGTAATATCTTATATAGCGTTTGCTCGTACATTATTTAGATCTTCCTTCAGCAAAACCACGGAATGTAGTTTCTTTTTTAACTTCTTTAGGTTTTTCTTCTAGTATATTTTTTTCTTCTTCTATACGGTTAAGTATTTCAAAAGCATCAAATATAGCTAGCTTTTTTGTAGCCGCAGCATTTTTAAGTCTGTCAGCGGTTATATCATCTCCAGTATCTATTATTGGTTCTTTAGCAACTTTGATTAATTCTTCAACTGCTACTTGTCCAGCTAGGATTATATTGAGTTTGGTTTTCTTTACGCTCATATTTAATTACAATATCATTAGATTTCATACAGTATAATAGTTCATTATCTAGATTGAATTCCCATTCTCTCTTAGGTTTAAAACCTACAGTGTCACCAGGTGTTATTCCTAGCTCTTCTAAGCGACTATTACCAATTTTTAATATACCAACTAAGTTTTTTGTTTTAGCGGTGTCAAATTGATCATCGTTTTTTATAGGTGCAACAAAGCATCTATCGTTAAATGATAACCATTTGTTTTGTTTTTTAAATAAATATACTTGATCAGGATAAACTATGTACATGTTATTTTTAAAATAACCCGCTCCGTTTCTTTCTTTACCTTTTATATCATACCATCTTCTGAATATGTTATGATGAACAATTATTTCGTCACCTTTTTTAATATCAGAACACAACAACAAAGGTGTAGATATAACAATAGCTTTTCTACTCACATGCTTAAAGCTTTCTATCTGAGTGTTTACTATTAGTTTTTTATCTCCTATATTTATCTCATTGTCATATCTATTTTCTATAGGTTTAACAATAAAGTTATATAGTCCATTCATTAATATTGTAAATCATATTCAACTGATATAGCCATGTTAGAGTTAAACTTCTTCCAAGGCAGTACTTCATTGTTTTTTTTAATAAATACATTATAAGACTTGTCTTGTTCGTCTAATATTATATGGGATATTTCATGACCACCATATACTTGTTGACCAACAGAATAATGCATCGCGTCATTTTTGTAATCTGACCCGATGCTTATCTTTCTAATATTACTTCTTGTCATCTTCTGGAATCTCTGAGATTTCTCCAGTTTTTAAGTCGACTTGTACTTTACCAAATTCTTTTTCTAGTTCTGATTTAAAGTCTTCAATAAGAGTATTGTTTGCTTTAAACTGTTCTAAAAAGTTAATTTTTTGGATTTCAAACGATCCTAGTTGTATTACAACTTCGTTTTGTTTTGCTGTTAAGTCCTGAATTGTTTTTAATTGTTTTTCAGAAATCATTTGTTTAGCTTCTTCTGCCATGTTGATTTAATTTAAGTTATTGATTAATTGTTTGTTATTTATATAATTACACATTTTTAGTGCGCTTTACTTAAGGTTCTAATGTCTTAATTCTTTTTTCTAATTCTTCGTTTTTAATAGTTAAGTCTTTTATTGCCTTCATCATATAAGGAACCATTTCCATTGGATGAAAACCATATGTAGCTTTTTCATCATTTCCATTTAATTGATATGCTTCTGGAAAATTATCTTTTTCATACTGAGCAATAAATCCTCTTTCTTTTACAGCTCCCTTGTCTCCAATAGCAACTTTAAAATCAAAACGCTTAGGTTGTAATGCTTTAAATTTATCTAATACATTTTCGTCCCAAGTAGTTATATTCTTTTTAGTTCTAATATCTGAGTTAGTAGTAGAGAAAGTTACTGAAGTGTTACTACTATTGTAACCTATGTAACCTATTACATTAGAAGTACTACCTCTAAAAAACTGCATATATCTACCATACAAAGCACCGTAGTTAACCATCTGGAACATACCTGCCCCTTGACCTGTGTTAGTATTTTGAAATCTTCCTACGCCATCAAAATAAGCGCCACCAGTATCACTAACTGATATAACTATACCTTGCGAGCCACTAGGAGAAGATGATCCATATCTAAAACCGTAACTAGTTCCTGTGCTTGTACCAGCTGATCCAAAACCAATATACCCATAAGCTCCAACACCACTACTATTAGTTGAAAACTTTTGTGAATTATTATTATATAAACCTACCGCGCCATCATCCTGACAAAGAATACTGTTTTCACCAGACTTAGCTTGTATGTATATATTACTACCATCATCGTTATCAACATTGTTTCTTATATACAAATGACCTGTATCATTATCTATATAACTAACACCGCTCGCGTGATATAATTCTAAATCTTGACTATTACCAAGTTGTAATTTATCACTGTCTTGTACAGTAATGTTACCTTCACATATTAACGTTCCACCAGCTGTTGTTGTGCCTGTTACTGCTAAATCTCCAGAAACACTTATATCTGCTGATGTAGAAAGACTACCTGTTACTTCTACACCTGCACTTATAGTTCTAAACATTTGTGAACCATCATAGTAAAGATTTACTGAACCGTTTGAGCTAGCAATAATCATATTTTCAGTATCTGAAGCATTATTTACTACAAATGCGCTAGCTAACACAGTTAAATTACCACTACCTTGGTCACTTATAAAACTATGAGTACCGTCATGATATATTTGGAGGTCGTTGTCATCTCCTATCCATAATGGAACATTATCATACAACTTTACTGTTTTTAGAAATTGATTAGTTACACTACCTCCATCAACTCTAAAATATTGTGCTGTTCCACCAGATCCATCATCACAGAAAAATATAATATCTCCATCATTCGCATCATTTTCTATATATAAATCTCCTGTTGCGTTATAAATATAACCTCTATCATTACTACTACTGTGGTATATTTGAAGGTCTCCAGATTGCTGAACAGAATCTCCAAACATAAGTTTTTTATCATCAGCAACTTGCATGTCTTTTCTAAGATACAATTGCTCATATTGACCATCAATTCTTAAATATTCTACATCGCCACCCGCACCATTATCACATTGGAACGATATGTCAGCATTATCTGCACGTTGCATAAAATATATATTACCAGAACTATTTTCTAGATAAGCGGCAGTGCCGGCGTGATAAATAGAAAAATCGTTTCCTGTTCCGTATCTGGACATTACGCTATCACCATGCAGAGTAGCTCCAGTCATTGTCCCACCAGCTAGTGGTAAGAAAGGGCCAAGTCCTCCACCGTGAGCATCTACATAAGCTTTGTTTGCCGCGTCAGTACTTGCTGATACTGTATCTACGCCTGTAATTCTACCTGTACCTATTAAATAAATTTCTTGAGTTCTAAAAACTCCATCAGCGGCCGGTACTCCTGCGCTTGTATACGACCCCCAGTTTAAATGCCCATTGTCGCTCATCCAAAGTGAGTTAGATACTCTACCACTCCAGTGAAAGTTTAAATTAGGTGAATATTTGTCATCTGCAGAACCAGAACCAATATTCCCTCTTTCTAATATGCTTATAGGTGAGTTTGACCAGTCGTATCCATTTGTAAGAGT